CACTATCTTTGTGATTAGCGGTTTCAGACAGCCGGCTGACTTTGACAAGCAGTTGGCACATTGCGACCTGCATGGGCGATATGTAATCTCCAAGATATGCAGTCCAGAGTTCTGCGATCCGTTCGTGATTTGTTCGACTGCTTCCATAAATCGATCCACGATCGGTAAGGATGCTTGCGCACTCATCTAGCAGCTTAACCCTGTTTGTCATAATCAAACACTTCATCTGACTGCTGTTTAATGCTGATCATTCTGCGGTGCATATCCCAACCGGTTGCCCTACCACGCCAATAACCCCGATTGTAAGTTTCCGTTTGCCATAAATTAAGTGCGTAGGCTAACAAGCCTGTTGCTATCATGAACCATAAAATGGTCATTCCGTTAATTTGCATGCTGCTCCCTTACATGTCCACAAAGGTTGTGGATACATAAAGTATGACCTAAATCAAGGACATTGCATGGATTTGTAGCAGTTATTTGATAACGAAATGATAACGATTATGCGTATGTGCGCTTGTTATATGTAAATGATCCATCTTGATTGACCGGTATTAACTCCACTTGATGACCTTTTCTACCAAACTGAATTACCACAAAGCCCATGTTCCAGTCAGCTGAATTGTATTTTAGATATCCGGCTTGCCTCATGTCCATAAGGTGTCCAGCCTCAATGCCCCAAATCGTTGAATAACGCCCATTTAAGCCAGTTGTATGCCTGACAGCACCCTGCCTATGGGAATGCCCACAAACAACGCTACCAGCCCACTTTTTGGCAAGATTTAGGGCAGTTATGCCAGCATGCTTAGACATGTTGCCTTCATCGCCATGTGCTAAATAAAAGCCTTTCTCAAACTCATAAGCCTTGCGATGATATTTGATGCCAAGACTTGCAAAATTCATAAACTTGTCATAAGCCAACTCTGGCAATCCAATTAAAGATGGCGCACCTTTAAGCAATGTGGTGTAAAGCCGGTCGGTATGGTTCGATCTTATGACATCGGTTGTGCCTAAGTCGTAAAGTATCTCTTGACCAAGTGATCGTTCCTCATCAAGTGTTTCTGCAAACTCTAACTTAGTTCCTTTTGCCCATCGGCTCTGTGAGCCAAGATCTAGCTCATCACCACAATTAAGGACAAAGTCAAACTTCTCACGCTTTGTCATGGCAATCAAATTCTTAACAGCTGCAACATGATGCAACGGAATTTGTAAATCGGGAACTACTAAATACCTTCGATTAGGTTTAGTCGTCATCCTCATCCGGATCGATGCGTGGAATTATCGCATCAGGTTTATCGTTGGAAATCCAGTCGGGCAAGGCATTTGGCTCTTGCATAATCCAGAACGCCATTTCTTTACTAAACCCTGCACGCTTTGCAGCCATAAATGCTTCATGCAATGTAATGAAATGTGTATCTAATTTGGTCAATTCACGAGTTTGGCGAACTACTCGACGATTGATCTTTTTGTGTTTGATAGGTTTTCGTGTGTTCGCCATAGGAAAATTATTGCTTACTGATTAAGACAAACAGATCATCAACACGCTTCTCAAGTCTGGTAATTTGATCCTTGATGCTTGTGCCTGAATTTGGGCGCAACTCATTAAGCCAGCCTTTAACTAAGAAACGAAACCCGATCAGCACGCTTGTTAGCACAGCGCAAACGCCAGCTGAAAATCCAGCCCATTCTTGAGGGGTCATTTGGCATTAACGCCATAATCTGCTTCGCTCCCTGAATTTGGATCAATTGCTTTTGCTACTGGTGCAATCAATGCGCCAAGTAATACTGCAAACTCTGGTCTGATATCAGCAACGATTGCAAGTGCAACAGTTATGCCGGATGCAGCCACAGCTCTTAAATATGATTTAATTGCTGCTTTGTGTTTATTTGATAGTTTCATGCATCTCCTATGGTCGGGCAACTGCCATGATTAGTGAGTAGTTGCGTTTGCGTAAATAAACACCATCGCCATTTGATTGGCTTCCTGCTTTACCGGATGAAGTATTGCCCTCAATTACTTGCAAGTATTTGAATGCTGTGTTGTTCCATTTGACAATGCCAACATGATCCGGCTCAGCATCTTTGTCAAATTGAAAGAAAACAATATCACCGGCTTTTGCCTGTCCTACCGGTATCAACTTGCCAAGCATTGCAAACCATTTAAGTGCATGATCGCAACTTGCAAACCCTTTACCAGATTGAGCTGCTATTAAGCCACCAAATCCTGCTTTGTTATAGCACCAAGATACAAACATCGCACACCAAGCCTGATTGTTTAAGCCATACCATTTGCCATATTTTGTGTCATTGACCGGCTGTTCCTGATAGCCAATCTCAGCTTTAGCAACCTCTAATAAGTTTGGCATTATTCCTCAAGATTATGCTTAGGCGGTCAATTCATCAATTACTGGAGTTGGTATCAACGCCTCAATTTCAGCCTGAGTCAAACCTAATTTTTTATACGCAGATATTTTAGTTTGTTTTAATAATTCAGCTTGTTGTTCTAGTGCTTCTTTTTGTGCTTTCCACTGTTGCACTTGTGCATTTCTGTCAGATATTTCTTCAGAAGTTAATGCAAGAATTTCAATCTCGCCTGTCGCAACATCATGTATTAATCTTGTATTTGTCATTAGTTCTCCAATCCATAAACAGCGTATCTTCCTGATATATTGCCAGAAGTTGAAATTAATCTAAATCCTGTATAAGTTCTAGCGGTATCAACATATCCTGAAAATCCAGTCCAAGCCTGAGCACCACCTGCACTAAATCCAGTTGCATATGAAAATGGTTTTTCTGATGCATTACCTACTCTATTAATATAAATCGTGCAGGGTGCTTCTGTTGTGATGTCTTGGCGTGGGTCAATTACATTTCCGCTAGTGGCTGTAAATGAATAATCAACCAAACCAACCCCTCTGCCATACCATAAATAAGAACCATAATAATCAGTAGTTTGTGTTGATGGCCCCGCATAGCGGTATTGCATTAACAAATCCTCTTGGGATACGCTTCCAAAGACTCCTAGAACTACCATATACATTTTGTAAGTTGATGTAAAACAATTATCAACATCAACACTTGCCTGACTACTAAATGTATTAGAAGCAATTTTTGTAATTGCTCCAGCACTAGCAGCAGCCCATTTGAGTCCTGTTGCTTCCGCACTATCCGCTACAAGTGTGGTTCCGTTTGCGCCAACGCCAAGCCTTGCATCAACAGTAGAAAATGTAAATAAATCACCCTTTGTTGTTAATGGTGTTTGATCTGAAGCTGTTGCCCATGCTGGCACACCCGCAACAACAGTTAAATGTTGTCCTGATGACCCAATTGGTATTCTTGTATTTACATTAGATGTTGATGAGCGAAAAGATAAATCGCCAAGAGTTGTTTCAGGATTCAAGTTTTTTGTTGTGGTATCAACAGATGATCCAAGTGTGCGAATTGCGGATGCGCCATCCTTGACCAGAGCTGTGTCTTCTGGAGTTGTCCAGCCGTAATTAGTAGTGGTTGCCATATTGTCCTATTCTCAGGATACGATTGTAGCGTATTCCCATGTCAGAGTTTGATCTATCGTTTGGAATGTTTCATTTATCGGGACAGTATTCCAACGCATTGCCACCTGACTAAATGCCACAGGCGAGAGGTTGAGCGTTATGAATAATTCATTGAATCGGGTGCTCCAAGACCAGCCTTCAACATAACCCTCAAACTCACCCCCTGAGATTTGATCTGGCAAGTTTTTTAAATTAAGCGGCTGCCCCATAAATACGCCAAGCAAACTATCCCGATCTGCATTATCAATTTCTGGATTTGTAATTGGGAAGGTTATGGATTGGAATGCCGGCAATGGGAAGGCTCGTTGAGCAATGTAGCGATCTGCAACCTCTTGTGCATCCACAGCTGAATGAATGACCGAGTTTATGCTTTCCGCTTTGTAGCCGTATAAGGCAATTGATGATGCGCTTGTTGCAGTTTCCTGTGATCCAAAGTTGTTGCCATAATTGATATATATGTCATTGCGGAGATCAGCTGCTCGAACGACAGTTGAAAGTCCTTGACCTAATGCATGGTTTGCATCAAGATCGACATAGCCATTGGCAAGTAAGTAAGTCTGTCTGTGGTCTGCATCTGCATAGCTGATGT